AGCATAACCAAGGTTCCAAAGGGTTAGCCATCTTTCTGAAAGCGAATATGTTGATAATTCAACGTGTTCTAGCCGGAAGTAAGTTGGTTAATTCTCGGGATGCTGGCGTTGCCACATCCGTGACGAACCGGGGGGTTCCTCGCTGGATTCCCGTCTTACATCGTAAGCGGCTCCTTCGGGGAGATCGTACTGTGGTTTCCTTCTATCTTGGTCTTTTAACCCTTTATAGAGTTATTGACTATCGTGGAAAGTTATCATTATCTACGGTTACGGACCCAGGAAAGGATATAGACTCTGCCCTGATGTCTGCTTTTCGGGAGTTTCTCTCAACTTTCGTTAAGTGGTCGGAAGGGTTTGGTATTAAACCTTATCGTGGTGTTCGTGATCGTGAGGACTCAGCCTTTTGGGGCGACCCAAATGGTCTGAGAGGTGCGATTCGGTTGGTGGCATTCACTCCCGTTTGGAAGTGGATGTTTACCTCTGGCCCTAATTCCTCCTATTCAAAGGTACTCGCTGTGGGGAATGCCTGGACTGACATGATCGCGATTCATTCGCGGCCTAAGCTTTTCGGGATAATTTCTCATATGCGGGCCTTCATTGGTACGTCTGAACTAGAGTGGCTTCCCTGGTTCAAGGATGTCGTTAAGACGTCTAAGAATTGGTCGAAGCTATGTTACGCTAGCCAAACTAAGTTAGGGTTGGACCCCCAGTTCAGCCCTGATTCGGAATGGTGCGGAGGACAGGCGCAATTCGATGTTGGTAAACTTTCAGTAGTGGAAGAACCTGGTAAGAAACGGATTGTTGCAATGGTGGATATCTGGACGCAATGGTTATTATATCCTTTGCACCGGTTCATTTTTGATAGAGTCTTGGGGAAAATTCCTCAAGATGGTACGTTTGATCAGGCGAAACCTGTAAAGGAATTGCTTGAGCGTGCCTCAAAGGCGGGTCGGACGCATTTTTGGTCTTATGACCTTAGTGCGGCAACGGATAGACTTCCCATCTCGTTACAGGTACTTGTCCTCGGAGTGTTCACCC